CCACCACCACCACCACTACCACCACCACCACTACCACCACCACCACCACCACTAGGACAGTTTCGCTTTCGCGAGATTGAAGTAGTCGGGTTCCAATTCCATTCCGATATAACTGACCCCCAATTCACGACACGCAACACCTATGGATCCCGTACCCATAAAGGGGTCCAACACGACCCGACCCTCGCTGAAATTCTCCAGGATGTGTCTGTGTAAATCTACGGGTTTCTGAGCGGGATGGTCTTTCTCGCTCGCCTTGACCACCCTGAATTTGAAGATATCCCCGTGACCGCATTTGATCGGTTTCATAGACTTACGATCCCCACAGAGTATCATCTCGTGCTGATGTCGGAAGGTGTAACCCAAACTACACGAGATCTTGTCCCAGACGAAACACCGCATCTTCTTCACATAGGGATACATATGAATGTAAAACATCGGGTACGCATCGCTATTACAGAACAGCAACAAGATCCCATCGTCTTTCAAGACTCTATCAATCTTCGCAAGGAAGACTTTGTAGAAACTCTCCAAGATTCCCATCTCGGATAAGGATTTGTTGTATTTCGTGAGTGTCTTGCTGTGTTCGGGGGGGATATAGGGTGGATCCGTATAGACGATATCCACGCTATTCTCCTCCAGTTCATCTAGTGAATCCAAGCAATCCCCTACGAAGAGTTGAACCGATGCCATATGACTGACCGTGATTTAAAACCTCTCCTTTGAACTTACTTGCCGACCATTTTCATTGCCATTGCGTGCGACTGAGAGAAGGACCGACCCTCTTTCAAAAGAATTCTCATCTTAGACATATGCTTTGCCGAGTGCCCCTTCTTCTGATGTGCCTGGAGTTTCTTCAAAATCGCGGGAGACAGTTTGTTCGCACCTGGGGTTGGTTTCCGTGGTGGTGGTGCCTTCCGTGGTGGTGGTGGGGGATTATCGTATGCCATATCCTCTACCTCCTATTTTTCGGGTGACTTGGATTTGAGATCCCGTCCAGTCCGTCCAGGCAGATTTGACTTAATTTTCATTTGGATTTTATGGTCCATAAATATCCTAGCAAATAGTTTCCCCCAAAGTGCCCGGACGGGGCGGACGGGGTGGTGGTTTAAGGAATCTGGGAGGAGGGGTGACAATGGTACGACACATCACCAAGCGAAAAGGCGGATATATGTTCACTAAGCAACGTGCGTTCACTAAGCACCAGTTCCTCTTTCCCACTCTGGAAGAAGCGATCGCCTACAAGGAGCGGTATCTGAGTGCCCTGTATTGGTATGATAGGTCGGTCCGTCTACATTTGACACACGAACCAACCTTCACCCCACCCCCCGTAGAAATTTGATATAAGCATATCTGGAGCACTATTACTGAACTAGAATGACCACATTCTTACCACCTGTTGCCACTCTCAACTGTCTCCTGGATACCCTGACTCCCAAGGGGAGTATCGGGAACGAGACCAAAGCAGGCAAGATCCAGAAGATCATTGACCTCGGGGGGGACCCGTGTAACCTGGAGGCAATGCTGATGCTCCTATCCACCCAATACCAGAAAGACCAACACACGATCAAAAATCTCCGGAAGCGACTCAAGGAGGCGGAGGATGATCTGGAAGAATATATCCCCACGGATTTCCACTTTATCGGCAAGACTGCCTACCACTTTGACTATGCGACCCAGTGTATCTATGATGAGAGCGATCACACTGTCAAGCGGGGGAAGTACCATCGGGATACCGGTACCTATACAATGCTCCGAGAGAACTAACGGTTCCTCAGACGGTCTGCCTCATCTGCCACATCAGCATACATCCGTGCGTCTCTTGCCTCCTGTGCCCGTTGGTCCCGTTCTGCCCTTTGTTGTGGGGTCTGTGCCTGTCGCCACCTCCTCTGTCGCTCATTTCGTGCTAACCGAGCGGTCCTCTGTGCTTCGGTCTCTTGACGTCCGATAGGATCCGCATTATAGACACCTTCGTCGGTACGATCCTGCTGTGTCTGTCGGGCAGACACAGCAGACCTCCCCCCTGGCACGTTTGTATGCTGGAGGATGTTTGTTCGCACCTCTAATGGGAGTTGTGGGAGTTGTAGTCCTTGGTACTGAGCAGGCATTGGTCGGGCACCGCCAATTTGTCCTAACTGTCCTCGGACTAGATATTTAGCAAGGTGGTCTTGGGCATACCTACCGTGATCGGTCGCCGTCGCTAGGAATTCCCGGGCGAGTGTATGCCCAGGATCTAGGCGGAGGACTTCTCTGAAGTGGTCTTGTGCTGTCTGATTACCGGTCGTTCTATTTGCTAGGGAGAGAGCACTGATCCCTGCGTTCAATGTTTGTCTTGCTAGGTGCTCATCAGTGAAAGAACCCATTACATTGACAGTGCTCCCCCCTCTCCCTACGATGCGAGTTGTACCAAATGCCGCACGCCCTTCATCCGCTTCTCCTGTATCGGGTGCTACCATAGCACCAGGTCCCAATCGTTTCCGACTTTGATCCTTTTCCTCAGGATCATTCACGCCGACATCTATCGGGGAATCTGGCATTGGTTCGGGTTCTAATGCCTGTCCGCTTCCACCGGCAGGCACCAAGGACAATCCACCGCCTCCGGGTTGAACCGTAACCGGATCTGCGATATTGGAACTCTGGATTCCCGCTCGCATATCACGGACCGCCTGCTCTGCCTGTGCTCGGGTAGAACGGGGGGACCCTGCGGGGAGGGTCGGTAAAGGTCCTTGTGCCAGGACACTCGTCATCATATCGGAGAAGGCACGATCGCCGGGAGTTCCGAGGTCAATCCGAGAGAGGTGAAAGGCGGACTCCATCTCCTCATCCATTGCCCGTGCCTGACTCTCGGTCATCGGTGGATCAGGTGGACCCGGATAGGGTTCCGGTTCCAACCCGCCGACATTCCTGAAATTCTGGATACCTTCCGCGAGTATTTGATCCATTCCCACAGGTGGAGGGGGAAGAGTGGTTGCTCCGAGTCCCGCTTCCATCGTCGCGGGTCGGACTTCATTCTCTTTGGATCGGGGAATGACTTCCCACGCTTGGGGTGCGGGTGGGGGGACGGGTAGCGGTGCCATTGCCTCTTGGAGTTGTAACTGCTGATACTGGGGCATCGCTGCCTCGCCTGCCCCGACCCCCATACCAATCGGGGCAGCAACGGGTTCTTGACCGGCGACCCGTGCCTGTGCCCGTGCCTGTTCCTCTGCCTGGAATTTCAGTTTGTCCTTGTGCTTCATCATATACTTCTGTTGCTGTTGGAGCACATCCGAGACCACATCCAGATTGGCGTGATTCTGCTTCGTGATCTTGAAGATGACACTGGAATCGGGTCCACACGTCGCCAGTTTCATATCCGGATCGTGGATGCTGGTTGTGACACTGGTGATGATTCGCGGAATGGTTGCCGTAAATTCCATATCAAATCCCCGCTGGAAGTAGAAGTCGCCAAACCCATTCTCTTTGTTCACCACACAGACGATCGGTAGATTCTGTCCCGAATCACCGCCACCCCAATATGCCATATCGCCAATGATATTGGACTTGATCAGGAAGAAGGGTTTGAGCATTTTCCTCGGTAGATTTTCGGCGTTGATTTGTGCGGAGGTCTGGTCAATCGTAATGACCGGAAAATCAATTTGAGTTTGGTTGAGAGCACCCAGTCCGACCGGCGGTTGAAAGGGTCCCAGGACCGACCCGATCGGTGGTTGAAAGGTGTACATAGAGGATCCATAGCGATTCCCCCGGAACTTGACGACATCGTTTGCCTCTAGATTGGCATTGGTCGTCGGTGCGAGTAAATTGGTGGTTTCAATGATATTGTTGATCCGTGCTTGCCGATTGGCGGGTCCCGTCGGGTGGAACTGCCCATACGAAAACCCGAGGACACCCCAGAGCGACAATTTCCACTGATTTTCAGTGAGACCAAAATTCTCTAGGAAGATGCCCCCATCACTATCGTACACCTGCCACGGTATCAGATTGCGATTCATTGGTTGAATGGGGGGGGTTTGGTCCGAGTCTGCTGATTTTTTCGTGCGAGCGATCGGGATCTGATACGGCATCATCTCCGGGGTAAAGTCATTCCCCATCAATCGCCGATTGATTTCCAGGACTTGCTTCCCTTCCTCCAGTGCCACCGAGGTTAACCCATCTCCCGCATTCGCTTCGTTCCCGATATATAAGGGACTGTGGAGTTGCTGGAAATTGAATCGCTCGCCATTGCTATCAAAATTAAGCAGGGGTTGATTCGCTCCGACATATCGTTCCCGAATGTATTTGCTGATCGGGAGATTATGGTACGAGACCTGGAGTGTGGAGGTGTTCATTTGAACGAGATCGTCTTCCTCCAGGGTTTGTTCGCTGCTCATCGTCAGTTCCAGAGAATTCGCATCAAAACTCACTACGAAACACGGTTGTTGGATACGATCTATATCGGGACCCGCTCCTGTAATCATCTGTCCGGGAAGAGGCACAGGTTCGGGGTTGGATTTGGCGGTTAACTTTTTTTTATTAACGATTGCTGCTGAATTGGTTAAGGGGGTATTGGTACCGGTGATCGCTGCCGTGACCTTGGGTTCGGGCATTGCCGTCCCTCGGTCCATATAGTATTCCCCCTTCACTTTGTCTGCCCCCGCTGTCCCGTTTCCAGGGATGTCCGGGGTATTGCTCAACGTATCCACCGCGTATTTGTCTCCATCCAGATATCCCGAGTATAAGGAGATACACGAGGTCCCATACGCGTTGAAATGGACGTCAAATCCACACCCGAGACCGATACCATAGACACCCCCCGCATTGGGAGTGTTGAGGAAATTGCTGGGTGCCGCAATCCCCCCGACCGCACCTTGGACCCACGGGTCGGAGATATGCTCGGGAATCCCCCCGATTTTCTCGGTGTTGAATCCGATGAATTGGTAAGGTCCTTTGGTTACGGGGTCAATGTGATGATCCCAGAGTTCTTGGACAATGTTCGCATCCATATTGACCGCGACTCCCGCCCCATTACGGGCGATCAAGGTAGGTCCGATGGCGGGATCCACGAGACTAAAGCGAAACATACATCCATACGCGAGATTCTTGTCTTGCTCTCCGTTATTCACCGTGTTGTCCTTGTCCGCCTGGTTGTACCAGACAAAGAGGGGGGTGGATCCGAAATCTTGGGCATTCCGAGAGGTATTCAGGGGTACGTGGGTGTCTACTCCACCTCCCGTGTGTTTATCCTCTTTCCACGTACTGACAAAGTGGACATTGTGGGCGTGGGGATCCGTGAGAGGCGTGTTACAGTTATCGTTGCCTAAGGGCATCAAGAGCGAGGAGTGTTTGTAGACCGGGACTTCTGTCAGGGACGTGACAGACCCAGGGGCACCCGCTGCTCGTTGGACCACTTTTTGTGTGGGATACTTTCCCGAGAAACTGTTCAGATGGAGGAATCGCATATAATCAGGCGAGACTCCCTTCGCCACTTCGGGATGGGTGATCCGATTGTACTGGGAGATGGTTCGTTCTACATTGCTGTATTGGTATCCCTCAAAAATCTCGGGATACTTGGACTGAGCATCAAAGACTGCTTTGAATCGGAGGAGGTTGGCATCGGTCCATTCTGCCGTCGTGATAAAGGGGGCATAGTCAAAATCTCCCTTATCCAGACCCGTCAGACACTGGAGGGCATCGTAATTTCTCCACGAGAGACCAATATCTATCTGAGGTTTCTGAAACTCTCGGAACGCATCAAACAATTCGGGACGCTTGACCCCGATGTACTGGAAATTGCTCATATATTGGACATTCGCCACATCATAGGGTTTTTTCTCTTGATACTGGGCGACACCGCCACCATTCACGGACTCCCACGTTGATTTCTTGATATTATTCACATCCGCAGTATTACTGACTGTCGTGGTGCTCGGAGCATCCGGGATCTGATACCAGGCGGTGCCACTCGCCAACACGGGTGCCCCTACCGCACCGACATCTCGTGGATTCCCACCCCGATATTGAATGAAATTTTGCTCGGACCACGTATCCTGATTCCCACACGCGAACGATTTCAAGGTCTCCGATTCTAAGATCGTGCTGACGAGGATTTGGCGTTGACCCGTTGCCACTGTGGTTCCGAACGTGCTGCTTTGGATGGTCGCATCGGAGGTCGGATCGGTATAGAATCCAGAGACATACGCGTCTTCGTTATAGTTTCGTGTGTCAAAATTGCCCTGGTAGGCAGTATTTCCTGGATCCGTATTCCCGTCTTTGGCAGTTGGATTGCTTGTATAGGGTCCCAACCACGGTCCGGACATACCGTGAATCGTACGTTGTTCCTTGGTCTTGTTCAATTGATTCGTGAGTGTCTCCGCCACATTGCTCGGGGAATTGAATCCCTTGGGAACCTTGAGATTCTTGATCTCTGTATATTTCGTATATCCCGTCATCGCAGGTTCCTTATCGTAGCATACCGTATATCCAGTGGCAGCACCGTCTGTGCCCAAGAAGTCATCCCGGGACGCGTAGGGACTGCCATAGGTGCCAGCAGCAGCATCGTAATTGTTCGGCACTTCATAGGTGGGAAAGGGGAGATTGCTTGAATCGTTCAAATTGTTCGGTTGATCTCCGATATGCTCCGCGTAATAACATTGATCTTTCGCATAGATCGTGTATCTGGAATTATCGTTCTTTTGTTTGGAGCAATATCCTTGGAGGGCGTGTCCGTCATACGCGACTTGCTTGGGTAACACCGCATATTCATTCGTGGTAATATCCCAGAGTCCACCTGCTCGGGGACACCCCGATTGACAGACCGAACGGAGCATCTTTCCCCCCGCCCCGTCTATGTCGGTCACGAGGGGGATTCCCCCAAACGATCCCATATCCTCCAACGAATCAAATTCATACCAGTCCGCAGGGCATAATTTGGTGATCCGGGGACTGACACAGGCACGACCATTGTAGGGACAATCATAGGTGACCGCCACATCAAAGGGTTTGGTCGCCGTGCCTAACAACGAGTGGGGTGCTGCTTGACCCAACATATCCATCCCCCGAATGTGTGGTTGTCGGACTGTCATCACATCAGGGGGTTTCCCCCTCGTTTGGGCGATCCCTTCCTTCGGTTTGAAGTCAAATCTCCTAGGTAGATGGAAATATCCTTCCCCATTCGTGGTCTTGTAGAAGGAGATCTCCACGTTGACTTCATTATCCATCAATTGATAGGTCCGGGGTGTTTTCGTATGGATCACCTGCTTCGCTCCCAAAGGTCCAAAATCACTGAACGGTTCGGGATGGTACAAATTCCTCGGTCGGTCTAACCCTACGAATTCATTGCCGACCGAGGAGGCGGTTGCCAGTGGAAAGATGTTGGGGAGTTGGGGTTTGGTAATGACGGATTCATTCAACGTGTAGGTTTGGTCTGCTTGCTTGGTGCCCTTGAACTCTATCACCTGTCCCCCGCATCCACGCTCCGAGACAAAAGCAGAGGAGACCGTGATTGTGTCCCCGGGGTTGATCTTGATCCCGTTTCCGAGTTTATTGGTAAACAACGCATTCACATCATTCAGGGGATCCCCCTTGACTTCTTCGGAGGTCGCACGGGAACAATCCACGATGAGTGTATCCACGTAGGGTCCGCTCTGTGCGGGAGTCTGACTCATCTATAGATGAGTCGTTCATAAAAAACAAATGAGTCTGAACTTACTTGAATCCGTCCAACCCGTCCAGGCAGATTTGACTTTTTTTTGATTTGGATTTTATGGATCTTAAATATCCTAGCAAATAGTTTTGCCAAAAGTGCCCGGACGGGGCGGACGGGGCGGACGGGTTGCTTAGGCGAAGAAACATTCCATTACGCCGTCTTGGAGGACAGCAGTACGGAGCGTCTCCAACCACACCCGCTGGACCATATTGGATGCTGCCAGGACATCTACCTCCTGTTTGAAATACAGTTCAATCCCCCTTGAATTGACCCGCTCCCCACGATTCAGTCGCATCGCATTCCAGAACTGCGTCCCTGGGTACTGACCTCCGACACCCGTATCCGCCCCGGGACCGATCGGACCTTCCGCGAGTGCCACACCCGACCCTGAACCGAAGCACTGGTCCTCTTCGCCACCGACGGCACCCGTCATCTGCTGTTCGCCATAGCGAGCACACGTCAGCGAGACACCTTCCTTGGAATACACTTCCCGGGAGATGAAGGGGACTGCTCCCTCGGTCTGGACGATGTTATGGAAATCCCGTGCCGTGTTCGTCACATCAATCGGGAACAGGAACTGTTCGTTGACCTTGAGATTGAATACCGCTGGACCGTTGCGGTTGTTGACGCTTGGCAGAGGGTCGCCATAGACACGCATCGGGGAGATGGCATTGTATTTATTGGTGATCCAGCGAGCATTCGGACCATTCGCAACGGTCGTACTGGTCTGGTTAATCCCCCAGAATATCTTACTGATGATTCGCCCTGCTCCACCGATATTACGGATATCGGTTGAATCCAGTCCGGTTTTGGTGACGGAGAACTTGGAGAGGCGATAATCCACATACTGGAACTGAAGAGAGCGATTGGCATTGGCATACGCATCCATCATATCCTGCGGGTAGTAGAGGTGATCGGCAATCATTCGGGTAGACGAGAGCAGGACACCCGCGGTAATATCATCCGTGAGCGAGCATACCCGCTCGGAGTTGGCGGTATTGCTATTGCCTGCGACCGAAAAGACGAACTCAAAGTTGACCGGTTCTTTCATCATATACAGCGGTAACTGGTTGCTCTTGAGGAACGGGAAGAGATCCGAGATGGCGATCTGGAAGGTCGGGCACAAATCCTGTTTGGTGACCACACCTTCCGTCCGGGTCAGTTGGGTACAATCTACGAGGGGTCGGACTGCTCCGGTACTGGTAGACATCGTAGAGGCGACGGCAGCACCCCGAGGAAACGCGATGCCCGAAGACGCCACATCCATCTCACGCCCATTGCCAAGCATCAGACCATCCGCGGATGTGTTGGATTGCTCGGAACTGCCGAAGTCATTGGAGACCACGACACCATTGAGACTGGTCCCGATGCGTCGGTCCTTGTAATTGATATCCAGGACATTGCCATTTCGCCCTGTCAGGTACTGCTCCCGTTCCAGTTCTGCTTCCGGTGAGAGGAAATTAGACTTGTAAGCAGCGAAGAAGTTATAATCCTCAATTTCGCAGATTGTCTTGGTGCCCACTCGCATCGTGGCACGCTGGATGAGAGCGTGGATCCCATTCCCGACAGGAAGCATCGCGGGAGACGCCAGGGGAGGGGATGCTCCATCTGTCGGACTCTGAAACTCAAATTCAATCTTGGAGTGACTGTGGAGCAGACCCTTATTTTGGAGCACAAATTTACAGTGGGTCGCCGACTGTGTCACAGGTTCCAAAATCGCTGTCTCCACGTTGATCTGGGTATTGGTTGGAATTTGACCTATTTTCAATAAATCCGGAATTTGTGACGGGGATCCACCTGGACTGGGTCCCGCACCTGCGGATGCCATCTGACCACCTTGACTCTGCGAACCTTGAATGCTCTGTGCCATTTCGTTATGATTCAGAGTAGAATTTAAAACTGACTGATTAAATTGAATTTGATTTCACTGTGCCACTTGGAGACCACTTGAGTTGAAGACAAGCGTATTCTTTGAATGGACAAATACATAGACGGCGTGAGGGCGATTGCTGGTGAGATCCAGATCCATCTGGAGTCCCCAGTTCAACTGCGAGAAATCCACACCATCACCCGAAATCGTATCGTACGCAATGCCGACCCCGAAGCAATTCTTGTTCTCTACTGCTTTCAGATCGGCGTTCAACTGACTCGCGGCAGAGTAGTCGCTCAACCAGGTTCCCCGAGACGAGACCCCTGTACGATTGAGACCCGAGAATGCTTTGATTGAATTCAGGTAATTCCGGAGCAACTGCGAATCTACGGTCTCCTGGGTGGAGAGTGCGGTATCCGCCTTCTGAGATGTATCCAGATTGTACTCCAGGGGATATCTCGTACCACCCCGAGTAAACACAACTTGATTAATATCGGCAACTGCCCCATCATCATTGATAAGCGGTGGAGTCGCGGTGCCGTCGGCAGAGAGGTTGTTAATATGGGATGAAGGTAGGAAGTTAGCAAACACTCCCAGAACCCGACGCATACCCAGGTTGAAATTGATGATAGCATTGGACGAATTAACACTCGCATAATACGAGGAAATCGTATTGTATTCAAAGGTGTTACCCCCCTGAGAGTACTGCGACATCAACTGAGGCGTCGGATTGACCATCTCGGCAACGAGGCGGACATTGGAGAGTTCATAGAAGGCATCCGAAAAGAGCGGAGCAGCAGTGCCTTCAATATCAAAGAGGACGTTATTATCGGGTGCCAGGTGAATCTCTACCAAGAGACCTTGGAGACCATAGGTGCCCGAGAGCGGAATATCGGCGACCCCATTGAAGAGACCACACGGAAGCGACATACAGAAGGAACTGCCCGCATTGGTGGCGGTGGATCGCTGATTCTGGATACCTGTGACGGAGTTACGGTGGATGTTGTAGTTCGGCATAATGAGCGACGATTCCGAGAGATGGGACGTGGAATCATCCAGAGAGTTCGTGACAGGGACAAAGGAGGCACAGAATCTGCTGTAGTGCCGAATGTGCTCTATGACCTGATGGGTCGCTTGGGATTTGATTACGAGTTGATCAATCATCGCATAGGTCCCGAGACGGGCGGGCAGGTGAACGTTCTGTCCGTCCGCCGATCCGCCCCCCGCCGCAGCACCCGCTCCAATAAACTCCGTAGCACCCTTACTTGAATTCAATTTCACATTGAAATCACCGCAGAGGCGGACACTCTTACCGATCAGCATCCTCTCCTGCTCTCCAATGATAAATTGAATCACCGGGGCACCTCCCTTAAAAGAGATCTTGCCGTTGCTGAGGGTATTTGCTGGGGAGATTTCCACATTCACGTTGCCGAACTGTGCGTCAGTCATAGGATCGTATGACTGAACTCAGATTAAAAAATGACAGAGAATTTGACTTTACATATTTTCGGCGAGTAGGGATCTAGAGGGGGGTTGGTTTTTATGCTAACTAAGTCGGAAGCGACTCTTATAGGACGCGATGGATGCCGACAGTGTAGGTTTGTTCCAGAGGATGTATCTGCTGAGACTACCTGCGGATTTGTAATCGTTCCAATTTTCGTTTGCCTTGTGTCGTGCTAAGTAGGATGCCTTACGCTTGGGGTCTTTGTTCTTGGTGAAGTCACTTGCTCCGCTTGCTCCAAAGTGGGTCGTTTTGATTTTCTTGCCCTCTTGGGTGAAAATTGCCATATACTTTTTGCCACTGGATGTGCTGGGTTTGATAACCACCTTCATTATGACCTTGCGTAGATTTTTAGATTTCCAGGGCGACCATATCACCCCGGATGACCAGTCTCCGTATGTGGAATACGAAATTGCTCCATAACTTGTTTTTCGTGGGGGCGTCGGGTTTGCTATACTCAATCTGGAGGTTGAAGTCCTTCCCACGTGTGTCTAGGACGCCGTCCTGAAGGGACAGAGCACGACCGATACAGGCATTCTCTAGGTACTTGGCGAAGGACAGGGGGCGGATACCTGCCATCGCGAGTGCCTTCTCTAGTTCTACGGGACCCTGCTGGGAGATGGATTGCCCTGTGGAGATCTTAGACATTTCCACCTTACGGTTCGGATTCAATTGACCGTTATAGAACCATTGATAACTTGACATATTATCCCAGATCCCCGTGTATCCGGAGCGATCGCTGAAACAATCGCCATCCTTACCGTAATGCTTACCTACGACCACACCTGCGGTTCCACCTGCCCCGGCAGTGGTGCCTGCCGTAATCATACCCGGTTTGCTGAGGTAGGTGTAATAGGCGGAATCATACGGGTTGGGGAAGACTGCCGACGCACCGGTTCCCAAATCTTGCCCCGTCGCCCCTGTCATCAGGGACCGTGCGGAGTAGGCAGTGCTGTCGCAGGGGACACTCAGAATGGACTTTGCCCGAGACTGACTGAGAGGGAGGCGGATATTGGCAACGATGTCCCCCTTGAGTTGGGAGTACTTGTAATTCGTGGACGACAGGAAATCGTAATTCAGGACACCCCCCCCTTTCATCATTGACATCATCTTACGAGTGTATCCCGCAGGCATCTCCAACTGCTGGAGGATCAATTCGGTACCCGAGATGGTGTAGGAGGGATTGACGCTTGCGGACTGAATCGCCGACGTGCTCATCATTGACCACGACCCGTCACCCTGAACCGCCCAATCTGCCCCGTTGATCTGACCGGTGGCAGTGACGGCGTGTTTGACGACGACTTTGGTCAGACCCCACCATCCACCGCTCGTGTTATTGGTATCTGTGCCCGGGAAATGCTGAATGGATTCAATCACACAACAGTTAATATCTCTCGCGGGTACGACAACACCCGTATTGAAATGCGGAGCAATCGCATTGGCATCCGGAGATGTCATTGGCAGGTTATTCTTGACAAAGGTGAAGGACTCCCCGACTACGAAGGGGAAATTATCAAGACCAATCTGGTTATTGTCGCGTTTCACCCAGAATTCCTTCACGGCACCCGCTTCGCCAGTCGCGGCGTTATTGCTCCAGTCCTGGAGGACTAACTGAGTATCGCATCCACCCAGGGCGGTACCCGCCGTGGTCGCACAGGAGTGAAAGACAGGGGCGAGGGCGGTCTTCGTGGTAAATCGGGTCGTGTCTAGCATCTTAACCACGCGGTCAGCACGCTCTAGGAGAATCTCAATACGGAGACCATCGGTCAGGAGGCACGGGAACACCTTAGAATTCTGGAAGATGCCCGTGTGGAGGGGGAGGAGGCACTTGACCTTCTTATGCCCGCCATTGTGGAGACCGTCTCCCACAGGAGTGGAGAGGGCATCACCCCAGACACCCGCCGCATCGCTGACCTGACCCGCGGTCCGGAGATACGGTGCGGTATACGGACTATTGGCGAGTGCCGACTGGTGCGACCGAGTGGTACCCTTGGTGCCCCGTGTGGTCTGGTCCCACTGAGTGGTCCCTTCGGTCATCGCTCGCTTGGAGCGGATCGTGTCATCCACCTCATAATCGTACTTGAGAGCAGCGAGGACATTATAGTCCTGATACTCCTCTAGGAGTTGAGCACCCGAACCCCCGCTCAGAATCCGGAGATCCTTGATCAGCAGTTGACCACCCGCACCCGCGTCCAACTGAGCACGCATCGGTCGGTCCAAACCCGGATCCAACTGGACCTCAAATTTGAGATACGACTCCTTGGGTTGGAAATACTGAACGGTAGCGGGAATGTGAATGGTGATCTTCTGACCTGGAGTATAATCTAATCCGTGCTCTGCTTGGATCGCGACGCGTGTCTGCTTGACTGGAATCTTGTCCTCGGCATCCCAAAAAGTGCTCATCCTCTCGTTATAGGATCAACTCAGAAAAAAAACCAGATGAAAAATTCTACTCTAGTTACGACTACCTAAGAGATCAGAGCGTCAAGAGACCAATGATGGAAGGTGATTCGGTGCTAGATACGGTTGCCCTGAATGTGTGTATGGTCTATCTATGTGTGCTCTATGCGATCTGGGACAGACTCCCCGTGTGCCATCTCTAACCGCAGGTGGAACCTGCGGTTAATCCAAGATGATCAAGTCTTTCGGTAAATCCATTTTGTAGCAGACATAGCAACTATACCACGAGATTTGATTGTATATCTTCTTCTCTCCATCTATGATTTTGTAATAGGACATCTTCCGACTCGGTAAGATGACCTGAATCTCATCTCCGAAAAGTGCTTTCATATATTTAGTCTGGAGCGAGAGGGTCGGTAAAATCATAATGAAGGGTTTCTCTAATTCCTTCAATCGTTCCAAGACCTTTCGTTTGATGCTGAAGGGGGGATTGGTGATCACAATCTCCCCTTCATCGTTGTCAAAGAAGTCTCCCGTATGGGAGACGACGTCTTGACAGATTCGTCTCAGATAATCAACCCCTTCAAAGTCTCCATTACTGAATGCTTCCCAGACCACCTTATCCTTGGGTATGTAGGGTTCTATGCTTTTCCAATCCCGTTCCAAGGTGTAGAATTCATCATTCTTCCCGACTCCTTGCTGTTTATTTCCGAATAATGCCATCTTACCTTGGGTTCCATTTTAAAATGCCGATGTCCCACCCCCCGACACAACCTTAGATTGGGCGGTGGTTTGGGCGGAGGACACTTGTCCAGCGGACTCGGCGGAGGCACCTGCTCCAGGTGCTCGTTTGGTCATACTTGCCTGTTCTTCCGCGGGTAAGGTGGTTGTGATCTGCTTTTTGGCGGCATCGTATTTTCCCACTTCGCCTTCCACTGCCGACGCCACTCCCAATCCGGCACCGATGAGTCCTGCTCCCGGAACCACAAACCCCAATAGGTCCATCGCACCGCTCGCCACCCCTAAGATATTGGCGGTCTTTTCTTCGTGGTTGGCACCCGCGACGTGACCGCCCGAGATATCCTTGACCAAGTCTACCCCGCCTTGGATCACTCCGATTCCCTGGGCAAGGGACCCCGCACCTTCTGCGTATTTCCCTGCTTTGGCGAACATACCCTCCGCATCCGGAGCATCATCCGGAACATCTTTTGCCGCATCGGTGAGGGTGGGTTTGGCGGGTTCGGTGGGTTCGGCGGGACTGACTTCATCTTGCTTGCCCAAGGTACCTGACATCTCAGGGGGAGGTGTCGGTTCTTGGGATTTGAAGAGGGGTTCATCTTCCTCTTCATCTCCTTCGGACGCAGGGACACTTGCCAACCCTGTCGTCGGTCGGGCACCGACACTATCCAGAAAGGATCCCGAGGTGGGAGTTGCTCGGGTGAATGCTTCCGCGGGTTCGGAGGCAGTTGCGGACGTGATCGCATCTGAGACTGTGCCTGTCGCTGATTTGAGACCCCCGCCCACTGCCTTGACTGCCTTGCCAATCGGAGCATCTGCGAAGGTTTGACCTGCGACTTTCGCTACCTTTCTCGCCGTACCCAATTCAGCGAACCCCGTTTCGTTGGAAGCGACCTTGTAGGCATTGTAGATCCCTTTACCTGCTTTGACCGCTTGGAGACCCACACCCCCTCCAATACTCTCGGTCAGTTTCTGGGCATAATCGTCATCCGACGCCATATTCCGAAGTCCGGTCTGGGCATCGGAAATCTTCTGATTGAATTCACTTTCCACCCCTTGATTATGCTGGACGACCCCTTGATTGTATTCACGCATCTGATGGAGCATTGTATTGCCTTGCGACAACTCGTTCATTCCTGACACATCCATTATGACCCCACTCGGATTTTATTTGATCTCGGTCGGTTTTTCTGTGGTTGTACCTGTCGCACCGAGAGGCACTTCCACATCCGCTTTTTGACCGCCATATGCGACGACGTGATCAAAGTTATGGTACGCAATCGGGGGATTCGCCGTGAGGTCCAGGTATAGGAAATCGTATTTCTCGGGTGTGGCAGTGTGATAGATTTTGAGGAAGTTATCGGCACCCCCGAACTGGTCCCCGATCTCCTCCGCTACCTTCCCAAGTTCTTTGTTATTGGGGAAGGGGGACCCGATGATCATATGGGTACAATTGGACCGAATGATCGGAGAGACGGACCGATAGTTTTGACTAGACATCAAGAGTAATTTGATGTTGTAATGCCTGAAGCGGGAGGCGAGGTGATTGAGGTAGGACTCACGCCGAATCTGACCGATGATGTCGTCCAGAACCAAGGCAATCTCGGGTCGGTCCTCCGGATTATCAAATCCTTCTTGGGATTTGATGATGCCTTGGACCAGGTCATCACTGTATTCATCGTGGCAACTGAATGCTTTGCGGAGAAAGCGAGAGGTTTTATCATTGTAAATCGTCGGACTGATACAGAAGACCTCATCAAAGAAGTCGGGTCCATAGAATTGACTATTGAGGAGTAAATTGCTGATGATGGTGCTCTTGCCCGTACGGATGGGACTGATCATCAGGAGGAGGGAGGGAGGTTGAGGTAAGATGGGATTGAGCGGTTTGGTCTTTTCCAGAGGTGGATCCTTGACCCGGAGCACTTGGAGCGGGTTACTGGATTCTTCGTCAGATGACATATATGATCCCCAACATTAAATTATTGGAAGCACACCGAGAAGAAGTCGTCGGGGTCGGGGACGCCCAGTGCCTTGTTGATCTGCTGATTGACCCGATTCGCTTTCGCATATTCTTCTTGGGCATCCCGCTTCACCTTCTTTGCTGCCTTGCGTTTGATGTCATATGCTTCCACCGCCTTATTGGATGCCTGTTCGGTCATTGTCTGTAATTCAGCGACGGAGAGGTGGAGGAGGACCGATTCCTTGGGTGTCTGTTGGGGGGGGCGTGTGTCTTGCTGTTTCAGTGCTGCCTGCTCCTTCGCATCCTTCTTTAATTTGGCGTTCGCTTGACGAACAATCAGTGCCTTCTCTCTCGCTCGTTTCAGATGATCCAATTGCTTTTGCGATTTTGCCTTCTTGGGTTTGACGTCCTTGAAGATGTCTTCATCTACCGGGTGGACCCTCAGGGGGACAGGTTCGGGAACCGGTTCGGGCACAGGTGGGGGTGGCATTGTGATCTCGCCGACCATACTCTCTAGTTTCGTCGTATCCACGTGGGACGCATCGTAATTCACGGATTCCGAGCGGACTTCGGAGGGAACAGGTGAGGGTGGAGGTGAGGGTGAGGGTTCCTCTGCGGGGGCATCGGGCATTGTGATTTCTGGGAGACTCATATACCTCTGAATAGAAAATTATAGAAACTCATTAACCGCATTTGTGTTTGGTGCGGAAATGGAGGATGACGACCGTTTCCCCCGAGAGGTCCTTGGAGATATGTTCGTCCTTATCCACGAAATCAATCTGGAGATCGTTGATGACGAGTGGAGCATTGTTTTTCAGTTCTAGGTAGATGGGGGAGGACTGCTGGAAGAAGAGCGGTCCCGTGGTTTCCCCGCTATTGCTAAATCGCGGAAGCGACCAGAGAATCTTGCTGGTCAGACCCTTACAGAAGTTGAAGGACTGATGGGTCAGGGAGGGACATTTCACGAATAATTGCTTCGGAGTGTAGTCCAATCCCGAACCCGAATTGACGACCCACTTACAGTTGGACAGACCATTCGGATCCAGACCGCCCGCATCGCTGAGTGTCCCTTGATGGTCATACCCATCGTACGAGAGGACATTCCCTGGCATCACATCGCTTGGAAATCCCAACCACGACCGACAATTCTCCGTGGACCCTTGGTTGCTGTATTCCCCCGATCCATCGCCCGCATTCGCTAGAATCAATCCGTATCCGTATTTGATTGCTTCGCTGGCAATTAAGGCACCCCCCCCTGGATGGATGGTAGATCCATCCATACACGCGTAGGACGGTTGGGCACCGATGCCCCGGATTCGGGTTTGAGTCCGTTCCAAGGACGCTTGATTGAAAAACAAGTCATCGTAGATTGACTTGCCCCAGAAACTGGATCCGCCTGAGGGTGGGGGGTATGCTCCCCCGAGTGGGACATTATCTGGGAAATTGTATCCATCCGTTTCCCCGTGCCTTCGGGACCACGGCAAGGGAACCTCATAATGAGTGAGTGTAAAGAAACGGGTCTTGGTGGACAGATTGAATTGGGGATACAGTGCTTGGGTCGTGGTACCGGTCGGTTTGAATGCCCTGTGGAGTCCCAGGATAGACCACGCGTTGTTCGTGGTATCCATCAAGACTCGGGGGTTGATGAAGGTATCGTCGGATAACCACACTTTCATTCCTTCCCCCTCTATGGTCCAATTCAGTCGGTTCAAATTCGCTGCTCCGTAGGGGGCAACGAGGTCCGTTTTATCCACCTTCGCCGCCCAGGCAGTCGCATCTACCGCTACGATCGCCGGTCCGTAGTATTCTACTTCCCGCATATCCATAATTCCCGCCCCCCCTAACACCCTGGACTGCCAGAGTTCCAGTTTGCCTGTTCTGCCATCATACTTGACTTTGTAATCGCAATACTCGTCAATTCCTCCGAGATACCAGTCGGGATTGCTGGGACTCCCCGCTGCTGCCTGACTGCTACGGACCGACGGTCGGGTCAACCCAATCTCCCATCCTTCATTGACATCCAGTCCCGCTGCTCCGCCATTGGTGATCGCCTCGGTGATCACCACTGACATCGCCCCCTTCGTCTTGTCCAGGGCACTCGTCATCGTGATCGGAAGATTCTTGATTTGAGCGATCCCTGCTGTGTCCCACGGGATGATGGGGGTGGACCCGTCAATCGTACGCTTGATTCGTTTGGTTGCCTTATCATACGCCAACGACACCACGTTGTTCTGAATGGAATCGCCTAGAAATTGGAAGGTGAGTTCCTGCCCCGAAATATCATTGACGACAGGGGTTCTCGGAACGGGATCTTCGGTTGCCACGCTGGTCTGCGTGAGTCGGTAGGACCATCCACCCGGGACCGCAGTCGGTAACCCCCCTGACGCAGGTTTGGTCACCACGACACCCGACCACGCAAGATTCGGGTGAGTGCCGAATGCGTCGCTCAGGACCTTTTGGAGGACCGTCTCCACCTGCTCCCGAGTGTAGGTACCCCGGGGCATCTTGACGGGGATCGGGATATTGGTAGAGGTGAATTTCAGTCGTTCGGCGACGGACTGATCCAGCATCTCCCCAAAGTAACACATAAATACACTGTCATCCTGAATCACGACTTCGGGACTCCTATGGATCTTGGCACTGACCACTCCGACTTCCGAGTGGGGAGGGAGTGTGATTGTATTGCTCATCGCATTATGAAAGGAATTGGGGTTCTGGATTCCCAGCACATTATCCGAGGTGGTATATTCACCTTGGGCATTGGAGAGGATGACTAACGACATATACTCTGTCTGCGAAATTAAATCTGCGACAGTGTACAAGATGGTAAAACGTAAGATGAAGGCGAAGGTGGTGAAATCCGTGTCAGAGAATGCGTCCGAACCCCGTTCCGCGACAGACACGCTCCAGTACAATCTACCCAAGGGCGTCAAGGACGATAGAAAGGTCCGACCTAAGGATGTGTTTGAAGGGTTCGTAGATCCTAAGAAGAAGAAGAAGAGATAGATCCCGTCCACCCCGTCCACCCCGTCCAGGCAGATTTGGGAAAACTATTTGCTTGTGGATTTTATGGTTCCCTATTTTTTAAAAAAGACTTTCGTCAAAAGTGCCTGGACGGGGTGGACGGAGACCCTTTTAGACGAAAAATACACAATATCCTAGGGTCCCCCCTAGTGATTCCGTCCACCCTAGGGGGTGGACGGAACCTGGACGGGGGTGGACGGGGGTGGACGGTGTGAGACGACTCATTGAGATAGACAAAATAGACCCTATCCCTATCTATTCTCTATCCTACGACCTCCACGTCACCATCCTGTTCGTCGTCAAAGATCGCTAGGTGATCTGCCTTCTGGTCCCTCTTGAAGGACTTTCGTAGCACGTCCAGGGGGGCGAAGTGGATACAGCGATGGCGAGTGCTACCGTGACCCGCATCCGGACGGGCGGGTTTGAGTTCGTTATCACGGAATAGGCGATGGGACATCACCCAGAATTGCGATTCGTTCTCCCGCCGTCCCCCGTTGTATCCGCCGTGATTCGTATCCATATATGCTTGAAAGACGGTCTTCTTGAAGACGAGCAAGGTTCCACTGTTGGTAACGATGCCAGGTTCGTCATTGAACCCCCAGTCCTGTTCTTCGCCATCTATCGTGACCTCCGAACCGCTGGTACTGGTCCAGAGGATACCCGTATTGAGAACCTTGTACCAGTATCGTATCACGGAATTCCACCCCTGTTGGATTTGGTTGAACGCCAGTTCGGTCTTCGGGAACTCGCCTGGGTTGAACGACGAGATATCCCGAGCATAGAGTACCTTCGCCCACGAGGAGCACATCTCCTGATTTTGGGGTTCATCGTACTTCCGTCCTTGGATCTTGGTGAAGTACTCTCCCGACTGTTTTTTGGTCTTCGTGTCTAGGTGGGAATCGTCGCACTCTAGACACATATGACGCCTATCGTCCTTGGTGACCTGCGAGAATCGCTCCGCATTCGTCGTCAGAATGAAGGCAGTGGTATTCTTGATCTGATACGCCTTATGGTGCTTGACCCGAATTTCCTGCTTGGATTCCGTAATCAGATTCTTCAGGACCTCACCCGTTTTGGCATCACCCCCGAAGAATGCCTCGTCAAAGTTGATACAGCATTTACCCTCCATCGTCGTATTGAACGATCCGATCAGCGAGTCAATGTTGGCACACTGACCGTAGTATCCCGTATCCCGCTCCCCGTCTAGGATATGGGAGAACATCTCCAGGATCGTACCCTTGCCCCCACCCTGGCGACTACGAATACATAGCATCACGCCGATTTTGACGTGGGGTTTCTGGAGGACCCAGGCGAACCAATTGAGAACGTAGTTATATTGGTCTTCGTTGCCCGAACACCAGACGTCCCTCAAGTGGTCCAGGAGGGGTTGACACATCGTCTCATCGGCACTCTGGGAACTCTCCGCCGTGATGAAGTACCCCTTCCACAGATTGTAAATGTTGTGTCGGGTCTCAGACGGGTCAAAGTCAATCGCACGCACACAGCGACGCTTGGGGGACCCCGACCAGATCTTATCAGGTCGTATTTCCCTCATCTTGCCCGTGGAGTCCTCCACGAGGAATTTATACATCTCCAGGTCGTTCGCCATATCCACGGGTTTCTTCAGATAGTGCTTGCCGTTATCTAGGTAGATGATGTTGGAGTGGGATTTGTTGTAGATGTACGTCTCGTTGATATACTCTACGAGTGCCAGCGATCCCCGACTCTTGTAGATGGACTCATAGACATTCTCGGTTGTGTCTTCGTCCGCCATCTTACGGATGGTCTTGTAGGTGAGGGGTGTCCCGGCAGGTCGGGACTCAAATCCATTCCAACGAACCTTGTTGGATTTCTTATTATACGAATCACCCCCTTGACTGAATTCCTCATACAATTCATATCCCGTGATGAGATCGCCCAACTCACGGAAGTTGGTGTAGAGTGCCATACTGACTTTCAACCAGTCATCGGAGTCATTCTTACGCTCGGGTGACAGACGAGCGAGATACCCTCGCATCGTGTCCTCATCACAGGTCTCCACTGCGACTACGAGTTCCTGACCCTGGACCACGATCTCAATCTCCTCGGCACCCTCTACGACCTCTACGAAGTCAGGGTTGACGAAGTTCATCTTGGATTCATTGAAGAAGATCTTGATCTGATCCCACTCTAGGTTCACGAACGTCGTCCCTATGACCTGTCTCGGACTCCCCTGGGAGTCCGACACAGGTTCCCAGATGTTCCGCTTCTGAGCGATCAGGTCAATATCGTCTGCTTTGTGGAAGTAGCGAGGGTTCGCCAGATTGATCTCACAGTTGAACTCAGGGAGACCCGTGATAGATACGAAGAAGTGGTATCCCTTGACGGTCTCCGTGTGATATGCTCCACACTCCCGGAGGTGATCAAAGAAGGCAGGATTCTTGAAGATCTTTGTGTCAAAATCCAGGACGTACAGTGCCTCTGCGTACTTGATGGAGAAGGAGTAGTTGTTCCATTCGGCGTGCCCTATCCGATTGTTGATGATATCGGCACGAGACATATTGGACTTCTCTCCGTAGGGTTTCTTCCTACCATTGGGTCCCTCAGCGGGATCTACCTTGATCTTGCGGTAGATGCCTTCGCCATATCGTTCCTCCAAGGCAACCGCAAAGTCAGGGATCAGGAATTCGGTCATATGATACTCCAGTTATAATCTTTTTGCCTCTATTCCTTATATCCAATTTCCCGTCAAGTCTGCGAATCGTCTGTCTGTCATACATTTCCTAGGACCCATCAAATTTTTCTCCCCTCTACCCTATACGACTGTGATGGCACGCAAACCCGATAACCGCAACACCAAGTGCTTCAAGACCTTCAACGGGAACGTCGTTCCCATCAACTCCGCCACCTGTATCAAGGGCAGACAGGGTCTCCATAAGGGCGAGAGTCCGCCTAAGAATCCTACGGGTCCCCGCAAGGGCAAGGCAAAGGCAAAGGCACCCGCCAAGGCGAAACCGAAGGCGAAGGCACCCGCCAAGGCAAAGGCACCACCCCCACCGAAACCAAAACCACCCCCACCCGCACCCAAACCAGGTAAGAGC